TCAGCCATTCTTGGCTGCCGCCATGGCGACTTTTGCCCCCGACAAACCTATGATTTTGCCCCCGGTCATGCGATCGGCCGCGCCACGAGCGACCATGAGTGCGCGGGTTCGCTTGCCGTAATGGCGCACGATCTCGGGCGACATGCCCAGAATTGAACCGACCTCGCTGTCGTTGAGCCCCGTCTCCAGCAGGTAGCAGCAAGCGTTCTTGCGCAGGCCGTGGAATGTGAAGGTCGCACCTTCCTTGATCGTCTCGCGGGCGATCAGATCCTCCAGCACTTCCCGCACCGGTTCCTTGTCCATCAGCTTGCGCAAGCGCTCCTGGATGGCAGCGGTCGTTTTGAACGGCGCGCCCGTGCGCTCGTACAGCAGCGTCACCGACTTTCGCGGTAGCTTGGCCAGCTCCTCGGTCCATATCGGGTGCATCGGCACCGCGACGTGCTTCGTCACGCCGCCTTTCCGGACCTTCTCCTGGGTGAATTCCATGATCCCGGCCGTGATCCAGCCATATTGCATGCGGATGCAATCGCCGATCCGCTGCCCGGAGCAGAGTCCGGTGATGATCGCCAGCCGGGTCATTGGCGTCGCTTCCTCGAGGCACACGCGCAGCAGGTCGACGGGCCATGGTTCATGCTCGCCAGTTTTCAGGACGGGAACCTCGTTGGCGGGGTTCTTGTCGATCAGGCCCAGCTTGATCGCGTGGCGCATCAGCGAGCCAAAGACACTCAGCCATACATTCGCCTTGCCGGGCGTCTCGGCATAGGCGTCGCGCATCTTGTAGATCATGAAGGGCCGGACACCGGTCACGCTGCGGTGGCCGTGCGCATCGATGATCAGCTGAATGTAGCGTTCCTGATTCTCGCGCGTGCGGGCGCTCTTGGCCTGCCATTCGACCGAGGCGCGATAGTCCAGCGCCAGCCAATGCAGCGTGCCGTGCTTCGGTCCGACGCGCGCGGGCGCGGTGCTGGAGAGCTGGTGGTAAATCTCGTGGAACGTCGGATCATCGACGGCGGGCAGGCGATGATAGGTGTCCTTTCCCGCAACCTTGCGCCGGAAATAGAGCTGTCCGGACCCGCGCGGGCGCTCGGTCACATTTTTCAACGTAAGTCGTCCCATGAAGTATCGCTGTCCTCGCTACGCGCCTGCGCGCGAGGCTGCTTGATGCTGAATTGCTTGGCAATGAGTCGATCGAGCTGGGCCCGTGCCCAGAAGACGTTCGATCCCTCCTTCACCCCGATGTCACCGAAGCGGGTCAGGAACGTCGATTTCGACACAGACATATAGACGGCAGCGATGTCGGCCGTCATCCGCGCTGGCCAGTCCGGCAGGCGCTGAAGGACCTCCGCTTTCACGACATGGTCCTCCCCCGTTCCCAAAGGTTGTACTCGTGCGCGAGCCAGATATGGGGCCCCGATCCGGCCGCAACCGGCTGATGGTGCCACGCCAGCGCCTCCGCCAGTTCCGCTTGAACCCGCAGATCGCGCTGATCGGGGTTGTTGCGTGCCATCTGGCGGGCGCGGTTGGCAATGACGGCCGTCTCCTCGCGCATCTCGTCCCATCCGGCCGCGAACGTCTGTCCCCACTCGGACGGGTCGGGCAGCGGTGCGCTATCGACGACCAGCCGCCAGAGCTGCGCCACGGCGGCCATGATGCGCAGGCCGCGATCAGCCGCGTCCTGGGTCATCTTTCGTTCCCCGACAGCCTTGGGATAGCCCGTCTCGCGCTGCTTCAGCAGATTGACGGCCGTGGTCGCAATATCCCCCAGATCAGCACGGCGCCGGGGGTATCCGGCTGTGCTGACGAAGGTCATGGGGCCGGATTTCATATCCGCCTCCGAATGCGCGCGACACGATTAGACGCGGCTTGGCGCGCCTGACGCAGAGCCGCCTTGCTGACGCGCGCGGCAGCGGGCTGAATGGTCCGGGCGACAATCGCCTCGACCGCGCGGTTCGTCACCCAGCCGATGATCTGCATAGCGGGATCGTCAGACATCATGCGCCCACCAGGTCGCGAAACAGCAGCGGTTGAACCGCCCCGCTCGGGTAAATTGCATCCATCCACGCATCGGCATGGGGCTCAGTTCCGTCCCATTTTTCAGGGAAGGTCTTGGCCTCGATCAGCTCGCGGATGCGGGCTTCCTCCTCGTCGTTGATCAGATCGACGCGAGCGCGGCTCTGGATGTCGAGGATCCGGTCCAGCGCATGGCGTCGAGCCTCCAGCGTCAACGGGCCCATTCGCTGTGGGTTTTTGGCGATCGAGCCATCTTTAAGCCGCTCGACGCCGCTCTTGCGGTGGCGTTGCGCAGGCAAGCGCATCCACCGATACAGCGGCTTGAGTTCAAGCAGTGCAGAGAGATGCGCCCATTGCGGCATGGCCGAAACGATCTCCAGCGCCGTATCCTTATCCGTGAGGGGGCACGCGATGCAGCCGGTCCGCGCGGCAATATCCGCAGCGTCATCGCCGCCATAGGCATCTGCCATGATCGAGACGGGCCACTCTCCATGGCCGGGCGCGAACGAAGCACGGCCGATCCAGTCCCACACATGGCAGACCCGCCAGTGGAGGATAGGTGCCAGCGTCGCGATCTTGCCTCGGACGCCTTTGGTGTCAGGCAGAATCTGCTGATACCAGCCCTGACCGCACTCCGCGCCGTCTTTCGAGCACGACATGACGATGCGGTCGTCGCGGATCGCGCTCTCGCCCTGGCGAACGCCGGTGATCATCAACGCAGTGCCGTCGAGGTTCGACATGGCAGCGACCAGTGCTTCCGCCATAGGCTCGACCTTGATCTGTCGCGTGCACCAGCGAAGCGTGTTGTTGTTGGGAGGCGGTACGCCACGCCCCAGGATGTAGACCATGAACCGCTTGTCGAGCGGCGCGCGGACGACGTGCACGGTAATCCAGTTGCGCTGACGGAGCCGCTCCATCACCAACTCCGCTGCCCGCTGGATCGGCGGCAGCTCTTGCCGCGTATCCGCATAGAAGACATGAAGCCGGTCGGGTTGGGGAATGCGGCCGGTGTCGATCAGCCAAATGATGACCGTCAGCGTTGCGGTGCTGTCCTTACCGCCAGACCAAGCGATGGCGTAGTGGCCATGGCGGTCCCAATAGGCCAGCAGGGACTGCACGGTCAGCTCGATCGCCTCATCCAGCACCATGAAATCGCCATCTGCGCCGTTGGCGAAGAGGTTCGGAACGGCGTTCATGCTGCGACCTCTTCGATGGGAGCGGCGCAGAGATCGGGACGGTTTGCCCTGACCAGTGCCTCCGCCATGTCCGGGCAGACGCTGTTTCCGATCATCCGAATCGATGCGCTGATGGAGAGCGGCTTGCCAGTAGGACCGATCGGATCGAGGATGTAGTCGCGGGGGAAGCCTTGCGCGTTCGCCAGCTCGCGGCGGGTGAGCATCCGCATCCCGATGTCGACCACGACATAGGTGACAGCGTCGATCGTGACCGTGACGACGGCAAAGCGCGGAAGCGTCGTGATCGTGCCGATCGGCCGGTCGACCGACTGCGCCTGGGCTTCGCTCGACCCGTAATATTTGATCAGGAAGGCAGCGACCTTCACCGCCCCCGCCAGTTGTTCGGGTGGCAGGGCGTCGGCTTCGATCATCGTCGTCTGCACCAAGCGCTGTTGCGCGCCGGTCGTCGTGATCGTGGTCAGCGGTTGCGATGCTTCGCGGCCCAGCATCCCGCCGGTGTTCGCCTGCTCGACGTGGGCGCAGACGACGGCGTGATGCTGCCCCTCTGCCGTTACCGTCTTCGTCGGCTCTTCCGGGTTGCCCTGCCCGCCATTCGTGTTCGAGCTGTAAAAATGGGAGAGAAAAGCCGTGACCGCGCCGTGGCGCGTCGCGCCCGCCATGACCGTATCGAGCGGAGCATCAGCGGGGCGGCCTCGGCTGTTCTGTCCGAACTTCTCCAGATGTCCGACAACGACGCCATGCTTGCCGCCGCCCGCGACGATCGTTCCTAGTGGGGCCTGAACGTCAAGGGCGCGGGGCTGCTGCCCGGCTCGCTCGCCATAACCCATCTGGACCATGGTGGCGGCCGCGATGCCAAGCGGGGTTGCGCCGGCCGGCCGGGCACTGTCGCCATTGGCGGTGACGGTCGGCATGGGCGCTGCGGCATCGGAACCGACCGACCCCGTCCGGAACTTGGTGACGTGCGGCGCCAGCGTCACCGTCGCGCGCGCGAATTCTCCACCGTTGGCGGTCGTGATCGTCCGCATCGGATCGGCGGGGTCGTGAACGCGCGTCGGGTCACTGGTATGCGTGATCGGGACAATCGCCGCGTCCGCCACCGAATGCTGAGCCTGTGTGGTCACCGTTCGAACAGGATCCTGCGGATCGAAGATCCGGGAGGCTCGCGTATTGGTGTAGGCGGTGTCGACGATGAACGGCTTCGCGGCGTTGATGACATAGCGCATCGTCCCGTGCGCGATCCGGCGCAGGGTTGCGTCCTTCAGCGGACGCTTGCGGCTGAAGATCGACGGGCACGGGATCGACCAGTCGATACATTCGGCTGCGGTCCGCCATGGCAGGCGCTTGCCCGAAAGCACTTCGGGAGAGCCGGGTTTGCCGTGCGTCGGTTCCGGCCAGACGATCGGCTGTCCGTCGCGGCGGGCGATCAGATAGAGCCGCTTGCGGCTGGTGGGGGCGCCATAGTCGCACGCGCGCAGCTCGCGATACTGGAGCTTATAGCCCAGCCGCTTGAGGCGGCGGCACCACAGGTCGAACTCTTCGCCCTGGCGCTCCTTGATCGGACGGCCGTCTTCGTCGAGCGGGCCCCATTGGCGAAACTCCTCGACATTCTCCAGCATGATGACCTGCGGCGCGCCGGAGCCGTCCGGCGTCGCCTTCAGCAGGCGTTCTGCCCAATGCACCACCACCCAGGCAAGGTCGCGGATGTTCTTCTCGCGCGGCTTGCCGCCCTTCGCCTTGGAGTGGTGCTTGCAGTCGGGGCTGAACCAGACGAGCGCGACCGGAGCGCCGCCCGTCGCGTCGAGCGGATCGACGGCAAGGATCGACTGGCAATAGTGCTTCGTCCCCGGATGGTTGGCGAGGTGCATCGCGACCGCTTCGGGATCATGGTTGATCGCGACGTCGATCGCGCGGCCGGTGGCGCGTTCGATCCCGGTCGAGGCGCCGCCCCCGCCCGCGAAGTTGTCGATGACGAGCGGGCGCATCAGCGAGGCCCCTCATGATCGTATTGGATTTCCTCGCTTCGAGCTTCCTCTCGAGACAGGAAGGCGCGGATTTCAGAAGCCGTCACATCTATCATCAGCCGCGCAAAGGATATCTTGCCGTCCTCATTGGCGGGGAAGCATTCGGGGCCATGGGTCTCTAACATCGCTGCGCAGAGACGAAGCGAAGAGAACGTGCCGTCCGGCTTTGCGTCTTCGTCTCTGACCCGTGCGGCGAACAAGCGGACTTCAGGCGACGCGCCCGCCGCCCGGTTAAGGCTCGAGGCAACCGCGGCGCCGATGATCGCCACAGCATCATCTGCCAACTCCCGATTGGGGTCGACGACAATCAGGCATGAACCGACGTTGTCGAGGAGTTCCCCGTCGAAGCCTACGCGGAGGGGGAGCATCAAGCCTGCGCTAGCCAGCGCATCGGCATTCACGATGTCCATCACGACCTCGCAGAGAAAAGGGAGAGGATCGACCGCTGGCGGTCGCCAGCCGGTTCGGGCGGTGGCGTTGACGGTGCGACGCGGGCGGGGACGTCGGGGCCGTGCCACTGCTCGTCGTTCGTATCGAGAGCCCAGCCGCGTTCGTAGCCATGCTCCTTTGCCCAGGTGGCGAAGGTCGCGTTCAGCCGGTCGATCAGCTGTTGCGCCGCTACCTCGTCCCACCACATCGGCCCGCTCTCCCCGTCGTCTCCGAGGTTCTGGCCATTGGCGGCGTCGAAGGCGTCCGCGATCGCGCCTTTCTCCTGCACCATGTCCATGTCGAAGATGCCGAGATCGTGGTTCACCGGACGCGCAGTGGCAGTCCAGAAGCCTTCGTCCGTCTTGGCACGGGCGGCGGTGGCGGCGGCTTCGCGACTGCCAAGTGGACCGAACCACGCTTCCGCATCATGCAGATCGTGGACTAGGCTGTAGTAATACGACCGACCGTCAAAGCCGCCATCGGGTATCGGCTCCAAGCCTACCGCCGCGCGCGCCGTCTCGATAGCGACATAGGTGCTGGTCGAGCCGTATTTGTAGCGAGCTCGTTCTTTGCTCTGTGTCGTCAGGACGAGCGTGCGGGCAGATATCACGGGCCGTGCATGACGCAGGTCGCAGGCATCGACGACTTCCGTGCAGCCGTAATGCTTGGCGAAGCGATCGGCGTTAAAGGTCTTTCCGGTCGCGGGGGGGCCATAGATGACGACAGCCATCAGATCCTCCCCATCAGGTGCGCGGCGATCAGCCCGATGGCGACCCACAAGGCCAGCCCGGCGGTCACGCAGATCATCAGCGTGCGGACGAGCGTCGTCTCGGAGGCGTCGTGCACGGCCGCGACCAGCGGCGGTTCGATGCCACGGTCGCGGAGACGCTGTACCGTGACGCCGATGTCGCGCGATGCGCTCCGCCGGATCATTGCCGGGGCCGCGCGTCGGTGGTCGTTCAGGAAGGCGTGAAGCGAGGCATCGGTGCCTTCGCCATCGTGGCATTTCGACTGGATATGCATGGCATGCTCCGGCGAGCTGGATGCCCGCGCTGGTGCACATATCTGCCGAAACGGCATATTCCGTCAACAACAATATGCCGTTTCGGCATTTATTGCTTTAGAGCCTTGATCTAGTTCTGTCTTTGTTCCAGCTTGTTTGCCTCAAGGATGGTTGGCGATGGGTCGGATCGTAGTTCATTGGTATCGAGCGATGTGTTTTGGGAGACCCATCGGACCGTGGCGGCTGGGCATAAAGGCGGCACGGGCCGATCTGATTTCAGCGAAGCTCGGGTCATACGAGCCGGATGGCTTTTTCATAACCGTCCCTGGCGCGCTCGAATGCCAGTCCGAATGGATGGACTTCGAGGAGGCGATCAGCGCTCGCGTATCAGCGAGACAACGCGGCCTAGCACCGTGAAGGGTTGGCCATCACCTATCAGTATCGTTGTATGCTGGGGGTTCGTTGACCGGGGCACTAACCTGAAAGGGTCTACCTCGAACTGTTTGAAGGTGGCTTCACCTTCGCCATTAAGCACGACAAACAATCGGCCTGGAAACAGGCTTTTGTCATCCATATCGACCACTACGTAACCGCCATCTTCGATCTCCAAATCCATGCTATCGCCTTGGACTTCGAGAACGACTGCATTTGGCGATGCCGCTTTGGCGCGGACGGGCATATGGCCAAGCGGCTGTTCAATTGCCTCTCGCCACGAGCCGGCGGCGACTTGGCCGATGATCGGAAGCATGCGGACATCCGATCCTTCAACAACTGCGCTAGGCGCTTGACCAAGCCACGCCTCGACCTTTCGCATCTCGTCATACTTGAACGCGCGCTTGCCGGTCAGCCGCTTCGATACAGCTGTAGGATCGATCCCGAGAAGGTTGGCGAGGTCGGCCTGATTGAAGCCGCGCTCCTTCATCAAGGTGCGAATTTGAGCGATTTCCATAGCAATACCGGTCGCTGAAAACATGCCGATATGGCAAATGCCGTTTTGGCATTTTTTACCTTGTGCGCAATCTGCCGTTTTGGCATATTCCTGCAAATGGACGCTTTCGCAAATGATCTGATCGACGCGCTCGGAGGTACGACCGCGACCGCCAACCTCGCTCATACGGGCGTCTCGACCGTGCATAACTGGCGAAGAAACGGGTTGTCGGCTTCGCGATTGGATCACCTTCACCGCATTGCGCAAAGCCTGTCCCCTCAAATCGATGTCGCCACTCTGGCAGAAAAGCACGGCGTCGAGCTGCCTTGTATCCAGTCTGAGTTCTTGCGGTCATCTGGAAAGATCGAAGAAATTTCCGCCCCGGTGCTGGCATGAAGCCCGAGCACCTGAACCTGAAAGCCGCCACGGGCGATCTGATCAAGGGGGTCGGTGGCGTCGAATATGCGGCAACCGTCTGCCGGGTTGGCAAAACCACGCTGTCGGACGCGCAGAACCCTATCAAGCCCGACAACTTCCTGGCGATCGACGTCGTATTCGATCTGGAGCCGCTGGCACGTGAGCGTAGCGGATGGCCGCATGTCACGCGTGCGCTGTGCGCCGCCAATGGCGGGATGTTCGTGCCGCTGCCCGAAGCGCCGGTGACGCGCGAGGACCTGCTGATGCTGCTCGCGCGCAAGGCGCGCGAAAGCGGTGAGCTGACCGAGGCGGCCATCGCCTGCTGTTCCAGTGTTGATGACAATCCGGCGGAGCGGCGGGCCGCTGCGCGCCACGCGATCAAAGAGCTGGATGAGGTCGTCGCGGTCGCGCTGGAGATGCGCGTCGCGCTCAAATCGATCGAGGGAGAGAATTGATGCGTAGCAAGCTGATGCTGAGTGTCCGGCCGTCGCATGAGGCGGCCCGGCGGATCGCGCAGTGGGTTATGACGCTGCCCGGCGGATTGGACGAAGCTGCCGAAGCACTAGCGATGCCGGTCGACTGGGTTCAGCGCCTGGTCGCGGACGAGATGGTGCCGGGCCTTGACGCAGGAGCACGGCTTTACCGGCTCGTCGGCATCACGGCACGCATGTTTCGTGTTCCCGCGCGCGGCGGCTGGTTCGACCGCGTGCCGTTCGCGCAGGCTGCTTGATGCTGTTGTCCGAGATCGCATGCGGGCCTCCCGCCGCGTGCGACGGCGCGGGGGAGGCCCCTCCCTCCTCTCCCGCGCCGGTTTTTTCCGACGAGATGCCCGGCATCGTGGCGTCTCGCGAGCGGATCGCCGCATGGCTGACCATTGCCCAGGCCGGGGACGAGTTCGTCTATGCCAGCCGGATGATCCGTCTGCCTGCGCGCTCGCCTGGCGCGGAGGTGGTGCGCGGGTTGATCCGGACCGGGATGGTCTTCGCCTATCAGCGGCGCATCCCCGGCCGGTCCGAGTCGAATTACTGCATCAAGCGGTCGAGCAAGCCGTTGACCCCTCCCCCGCCTGTCCGACCGCGCCTGAGTGCCGCGGTGGAGAGCGTCGCGGATGACGAGGTCGACACGGTCAACGCGGTGATGGCGCAGCTGTCCCGCGCGGCGCGGTTTGGCCTTCCCTGCCCCACGGACGCGCAGCTTGCGCGACGGGCCGGGATCGCGGCCGACCGGATCCCGGCGATTCTGAAGATGATGATCAGCGCGGCGATGATCCGGGTCCATGCGGCCCCGGCACCGACGCTGCGCTTCGTGACGATCGTGGACACCAACGAGAGAACAGGGGTAGCGGTATGAAGGTCGAGGTAGAGCGCGACGCGCTGATGGGCGCGGTTCGCGCGGTGATCGATGTGGTCGAGGCGCGGACGACGATCCCTGTCCTGTCGAACATGCTGATCGAGGTCGAAGGTGGTTCGCTGACGCTGACCGGCACCGATCTGGACTTGCAGGTGAGCGCGACGGTCCCGGCGGCTGGCGAGATGAAGACGACGGTCGACGCGCGCAAGTTGCAGGCGGCGGTCGATTCTCTTTTCAAGGGCAAGGTGTCGATCGCGCCGGTCGACGGCCGGGCGGCGGTGACGCTGAAGGCGGGACGCGGGCAGCGCGTCCTCCCGACGTTGTCGGCAGCCGATTTCCCGAAGCGCGCGGCCATCGCCGATGCGCGGACCTTCACCATGCCGGCGGCAGATCTTTCGCGCATTCTCGACACGGCGTCCGTTGCTATGTCGAGCGAAGAGACGCGCTATTATCTCTGCGGCATCTATATTCACCCGTGGGAGGGCCGCCTGCGCGGAGCCGCGACGGATGGCCATCGGCTGGTTCGCGTCGAGGTCGGTCTGCCCGCTGGCGCAGAGACGATGGAGGGTGTGATCCTGCCACGCAAGGCGGTGGGGCACCTTCGCAAGCTGCTGGCTAAGCATGACGGGCCGGTCGAAGTCGAGGCGACGACGGCGGCCATGGCGTTCCAGATCGGCGGTGTCCGGGTCCTAACCAAGCTGATCGACGGGACTTACCCCGATTATAATCGCGTGATCCCCGAGCATACCGGCCGTGGGTTCGTCGGGCGGCCGGGCGTTGTGGTTGAGACGGTCAGCGCCGTCACCGCCGTCACCTCCCCGGAGGGAGAGAAGTTCAAGGTCCGCTCCGTCGCGCTGGCTACGGCGGCGGCGCCCGGCGAGAGCGAGGCCCGCGCCAAGGACCAGAGCGGCTCCAGTGCTACCGAAGTGCTGGACGTCGAGACGATCGGTGAGCCGATCCAGTTCGGAGTGAACCGGGATTATCTGAAATCGGTGGTCGGACTGTTTCGCGAGAACGGGGTGCTGACGCTGGATATTCGCGATCCTGCCTGCCCGATCAAGCTGACCGGGGAACATGACGATGATCTGGTTGCGGTCGTCATGCCGATGCGTGTGGGTTGAGGGAGGTCGATATGCGTACCTATGATTTCGATAATGATTTCACGCCGCGCGAACTGGCGGAAGCGCTGCGCGATGCGGGTTTTCCACGCGACGCCACGCTGAGCGCCATCATCAACGGGTCGATCGAAGACGTCGATCACGAGGTGAATCTGACCGTGACGCTGGGCGAAGACGAGATCCTCGACGATCTGCACGAGGACGCGATCATCGAGGCATATCGTGGCCTGGCGGATGATGCCATGTCCGCGCGCGATATTGAGGATGGCCTGGGCTATGCCCTGAAGGGCGATAAGGCGATGTCGCGGGCGATGTTCGCGCGCGTGTTCGAGGGGGGCAACCTCCAGGCGGTCGAGCGGGCGCTGTCATGAGTGCCGAAGCCTATTCCGATTTCCTGAAAGCCAAGATCGCATCGGCCGTCCCGATGGGGCTGCCTTGCGCGCCCGAGGATATCCGGTCGCATCGTGTCGACGGCCATCCGATCCGCGATCACCAGCGGGCCTGTGTTCGCTGGGGCGTCGAGGGCGGGCGGCGTGCCTATTTCCTCGCCTTCGGCCTGGGCAAGTCGACGGTGCAGGTCGAAACCGGCCGGATCGTGCTGGCGAAGCTGGCACAGGATCCGGAGCGCGTCGCGCCCTTCGACCCGATCGGGCTGATCGTCGGGCCGCTGGGTTGCCGGTCGGACATGATCGCCGATGCCGCGCAGCTGGGCGTAGAGCTGCGGTTCGTGCGCGACATGGACCAGCTGTGGGCGGCCTATGCCGAGGGCGTCCGCATGTTCCTGACCAATTTCGAGACGGTGCGCGAGGGCAAGCTCGACGTCAGCGTGTTCAGCTTCGCGTCGATCGACGAGGCGGCCGCGCTGCGCGATTATGGGTCGGAGACTTTCCAGACGTTTCTGCCGCTCTTTGAGCCGGTGCCGTATCGCTATGTGGCGACGGCGATGCCCGCCCCCAACCGGTACAAGGAGCTAATCCATTATGCCGCCTTCCTGGGCATCATGGACAGCGGGCAGGCGCTGACCCGGTTCTTCCAGCGTAATTCGACCAAGGCGGGCGACCTGACCCTCTATCCCCACAAGGAGGAGGAGTTCTGGCTATGGGTCAACAGCTGGGCGGTATTCCTCCAGAAGCCCAGCGATCTGGGCTTCTCGGATGACGGCTATGCGCTGCCCGAGCTGGTTTTTCGCACGCATATGGTCGCGGCGGATATCGCGGCGGCCGGTGAGGATCGCGACGGGCAGCAGCGGCTGTTGAAGACGGCCGCTGCGGGCGTGGTCGAGACGGCGCGCGAGGCGCGCGACACGATCGCGGCGCGGTGCGGCAAGGTGGCGGAGATCGTCGCGGGCGCGCCGGATGATCACTTCATCCTGTGGCACGATCTGGAGGACGAGCGCCGGGCGCTGCGCGATGCGCTGGGCAATCCGGCCGGTCTGGTCGAGGTGTTCGGGTCGCAGAAGCTGGAGCGGAACGAGGCGCTGGCGGACGGGTTCGCGGCTGGTGAACATCGCCTGTTGTCCGCCAAGCCGTCGATGCTGGGGGCCGGGCGGAATTTCCAGCATCACTGTCACCGTGCGACGATCTTTCCGACGTACAAGTTCCACGACTTCCTCCAGGCGCTGCACCGCATCTATCGGTTCATGCAGCGCCATGAGGTCGTGATCGATCTGGTTTATGCGGAGACGCAAGCAGAGCAGCTGCGCGAGCTGATGCGCAAGTGGGACGATCACAAGGCCATGGTCGAGCGGATGTCGGAGATCATCCGGCGCTATGGCCTGCGGCACGACGCAGCGGTCCAGATGACCCGGACGCTGGGGGTCGAGCGGGTGGTCGCGCAGAGCGAGGAGCCGGGGGAGCCGGCATGGACGGCCGTCAATAACGACTGTGTTGCGGAGACGCGGGCGATGGCGGACAATTCGGTCGATCTGATCGTCACCTCGATCCCGTTCGGCAACCATTATGAATATTCGGCGCGGTATGAGGATTTCGGGCATACCGACGACAACCAGCATTTCTTCGGACAGATGGACTATCTGACGCCCGAGCTGTTGCGCGTTCTGCGGCCCGGCCGCCTGGCGTTCATCCATGTCAAGGACCGGATCCGGTTCGCGGCGGTCACGGGTCTGGCGCGACCGACGGTAGATCCCTTCCATGCCGATACCATCGCGCATTTCATCCGGCACGGCTTCGCCTATTGCGGGATGCGGTTCATCTCGACCGACGTCGTGCGGGAGAACAACCAGACCTATCGGCTGACCTATAAGGAATTGAAGCGCGACAGCACCAAGATGGGCTGTGGCAGCCCCGAGTTCCTGCTGTGCTTCTACAAGCTGCCCACTGACCGCTCCAAGGGCTATGCCGACGTCCCCGTCATGCATGTCGAGGAGGAATATAGCCTCGCGCGGTGGCAGGTCGATGCGGACAGCCTGTGGCGGTCTTCGGGCAATCGCCCGGTGCGGCCGGACGAGCTGGGCATGATGCCGCCCGGCGCGCTGGCGAAAGCGTTCCCCGCCTGGTCAGTGCAGGACGTTTACGATCACGAGGAGCATGTCGCGATCGCGGAGGCGCTGGCGGCGCGTAACGAGCTGCCGCGCACTTTCGCGGTCATGCAGCCCGCCTCGATGCGGACCGACGTGTGGACCGATATCGCCCGGATGCAGACGCTGAATGGCGAGCAGACGCGGCGTGGCCTCGAGAATCACATCTGCCCGCTGCAATTCGACATCGTCGACCGGGCGATCCGGCTGGGCAGCAACCCGGGTGAGCTGGTCTATGACCCGTTCGGAGGGCTGATGACGGTGCCGGTGCGCGCGATGCGGCTGGGGCGGCGTGGCCTGGGGTGCGAGCTCAACCCGCAATATTGGAGCGACGGTGTCCGCTATTGCCGGGAGACGGAAGCCGAGCGCGCGACCCCGACGCTGTTCGACCTGCTGGGATTGAACGAGGCGGTGCCGGCATGAAGATCAAGCTGGAGCATCAGGTCCTGACGGCCGTGGGCGCGATCCTCGGTTCGGTCGATCGTATGTCGCTGGACGATGTGTTCGAGCAGCTACCGCCGCACCTGAAGGCCGCGAACCCGAGCCTGAAGTCGATCACGAAGGCGATCGTGCATGCCGGGTTCGTCGGCAAGCAGGCGGGCGGTGGGACGGTCATCTATGTCCGCTCCGATGTGCCCACCGAGCCCGGCGCCGATCACAACGGCAGCGAGGAAGGATCGGTCGAAGCCGACGAGATGCGCCTGCTGCTGGAGCGGGCGGAGCGGCTCGAGGAAGAGAGGAAGGGCATCGCCGATGACATCAAGGATGTCTGGAAAGAGGCGAAAGCGCGTGGATACGACGCTCCCGCCTTGAAGGGCATCATGAGGATGCGTGGCAAGAAGAAGGAGGATGTCGCTGCTCAGCAGGCGATCCTCGACACGTACATGAAAGCATTGGGGATGATGGCATGAGCGGCAGCGTCAACAAGGTTATATTGGTCGGCAACCTCGGACGTGATCCGGAGAGCCGTTCCTTTCAGAACGGCGGCAAGGTGGTCGAATTGCGTATCGCCACATCGGAAAGCTGGAAAGATCGCAATAGCGGTGAGCGCAAGGAAAAGACCGAATGGCATACGGTTAAGATCTTCAACGAGGGTCTGGCGAATGTCGCGGAGCGTTATCTGCGCAAGGGTTCCAAGGTCTATCTGGAAGGGATGCTGACCACACGCAAGTGGCAGGATCAGCAGGGCAATGACCGTTATTCGACCGAGGTGACTTTGCAGGGGTTCAACTCTGTCTTGGTCCTGCTGGATGGCGCTGGTCAGTCCAATGGCGGCGGTGACGGATCGGCTGGTAATTCTCGGGGCGGCCCGTCGGGGCAGAGCCGCCGAGCCTCGGCGTTCACCGACGATCTCGACGACGACGTTCCCTTCTGACGTCCGCGCGCTGGAGCGCGCCCGTTGGCAGGCCGGGTCATGCCTGCCCAATCATAGATACGCTCCGGGGGCTGGTTTCCGATGGCATCGAATATTTCCACGTCGTCTCTGTTGGAGGCGGCGCTTGATTACGCGCGTCGGGGGTGGCCCGTCTTCCCCTGCGATCCGCGCACGAAGAGGCCCTATCTCGCGATGGACCGCGACGAAGCGGGCAAGCCGATCAAGGGCACTGGCGGCGTCACCAAGGCGACGACGGACGAAGATCAGATCCGCGCCTGGTGGCGCAAATGGCCGCGCGCGATGATCGGCGTGGCGGTCGGCCGGGCAGGCCTGATCGTCATCGATTTCGATCCTGGCGTCTATGACGTCATCGACCGCAAGACCAAGGAAGTCACCGGTCAGGAAGAGTGGACGCTCGATCAGCTGAAAGATGCGCTTGCCGAGCGGATGGACGGCGAGATGCTGCCCGACACGCTGACTTCGGTGACGCGGTCGGGTGGTGAGCATCAGTGGTTCAAGATGCCGGCCGGGGAGCCGATCGGCAACACCGGCAGCCTGCCCAACCATATCGATGTGCGTGGGCTAGGCGGCTACGTGATCGCGCCTCCGAGCCATTTCGAGGGCAATGACGATGATGCGCCCGGCGACTATCGGTGGCTGATCGATGGCGATGCCGGCCGGATCGCAGAGTGTCCCGATACGCTGGTCGCGATCATGCGCGCGCCGCCTCCGCGCAATACGGTTGACGATGCACGGCCGGCTGCGGGCGCCGCGCGGTTCGTAGTCGACCTCGATGCGTCGACGCGTCGGTATGCGATGCACGCGCTCGACAGCGAACTGCAAGAGTTGTCATCGACGCCAAAGGCGGGCGGCCGTCATGGCGGCCGGAATCAGGGGGCCTATTGGGCTGCCTACAACCTGGGCCAGTTCGTGGGTGCAGGCGCGCTCTCCGAAACGCTGGTCAGGCAATCGTTGCTCGACGTCATCCGAGGGTTCGATCCCGCCGCCTATGAAAAGCATAAAGATGCGGTGGAGAACGGCCTTGCCAACGGGATCGCAAAGCCTCGCGACCTCAGCGCCGTAGGCGCTCAAAAGGCGCGCGGCCGCGATAGCGGCCGGTCAACATCCTCTTCCGTCTATCCCCCGGCCGCCCCTCCAGAGGCTTACGCCGACGAATTTGACCGCCCCGGACCCCGCGATGAGGAGGATAGCGAGGCCTCCTTCCACATTGGAACCGTCGCTATTCCAGCCCTTCCGGGGGGCGTGGGGGACAGGATCGCACCGGTGGCAAACCCGGAAGTGGACCGGCGGTGCGCGTTCTTCTCACTGACCGATTTGGGCAATGCCGAGCGGTTTCGCGCGCGGCACGGATGGCGCTTTCGTTTCTGCAACGAACTCGGTTGGTTCGTTTGGGACGGGCGGCGGTGGGAGCTGCTGTCCGAGGAAAAGGACAAGGTGCCCGGCAAGGTCAGTCTAGCGGTGTTCGACACCGTGCGGGCGATCCGCAATGAGGCCGACCTGGTCGAGGCCAGCGGACGACGAGAAGACGCGCCGAAAGATGCTACCGATGAAGAAAAGGCGGCAAGGCTAGACCATGTCGTCGGTTGGCGCGGATCAGGCGACAACAAGCTGCCCATCTATTATTCGGAGACGATCCGTGCTCATGCGAAATCGTCGGAGGGGGTCAGCCGTCTCGCGTGCATCGCCAATATCGCAAAGGCTTTCGGTGAGATCGCAATAAAGGCGGACGCGATGGACGCCGATCGCATGGCTATCAACGTCATGAATGGCACGCTTCGCCTAACCCAAGAGGGGAAGCGTTGGATGGCGCGCGACGGTGAGCTCAAGCTGATTTCACAGAGCAAGGAATGGGGATTGGTGCTAACCGATCACCAGCCCACCGATTTGATCAGCAAGATCGCCAACGTGTCTTTCGAACCGGAGGCTTCCTGTCCGGTCTTCGACGGCTTCCTGTCAACCGTACAGCCGGATCAGGCAACGCGGCGGTTTCTCGGCCAGTGGCATGGCCTGTCGCTGACAGGCGATATCAGCGAGCAGAAGCTGGCCTTCTATCACGGCAAGGGCCGCAACGGTAAATCGACGATGGTCGATGCGTGCAGCGAGGTCGCGGGCGATTATGGCGGTTCCGTCGCGATCGAGACGTTCCTCGATCAGGGCCGTGGGCGCAAGGGCGGCGAGGCAACTCCGGACCTCGCGCGGTTGCCGGGCATCCGCTTCCTCCGAACCTCCGAACCTGAGAAGGGCGCGAAACTGGCGGAGGCGCTGATCAAGCTGATCACCGGTGGCGAGCTGATCGACGCGCGCCATCTCAACAAAGGGTTCTTCTCCTTTCTGCCCAGCTTCAAGGTGACGATCTCGGGCAACCACAAACCGAAAATCACTGGCCACGACGATGGCATATGGCGGCGCGTGATGCTGGTGCCCTGGGACGTCCAGATCGCGAAAGAGGATATCGATCGCCAGCTGCCAGAGAAGCTGCGCAGGGAAAAGTCGGGCCTGTTCAACTGGATGATGATCGGCTTGCTCGACTGGCGCCAGAACGGCCTCGTCGAGCCGGAAAGCGTGCTGGCAGCGACGGCTAAGTACCGAGAGCAGAGCGATCAGCTCGGTCGCTTCCTTGACGAATGCACAAAGCCTGTAGAGGGTGCGCGCTCCAAATCGTCGGTGCTCTTCGCGCTCTTCACCGCCTGGGCCAAGGCGACGGGCGCCGGAGAGTGGCAGCCCCAAGGCTTTTCCAAGGCCATGGAGGATCGCGGGTTCGAGAAGAAGACCTCGAACGGCGTCCAATGGCTCGACATCGAGATGACCAAGGATGTGGGCGATTTCGCTGACGCATCCGGGGGCGACGGTGACGGCGGATATGCCGGATATCCCGGACCCTATGGTGATGATGTCCCGCTGTAGGCTGATGTTGGAAGGATGGCTCCTTCCACATGGAAGCACGATTGGAAGGACGAAAATGGCGGTTTTCTGCGGCATTGGAAGGGGTGGAAGGGCTTTGCTTGGTCCTGCCTCATGCGCAGGCGCGCGCAGGCGCGCGCACGATAACTACCCCTATTTCTCCTTCCACTCCTTCCAAATGGATCATTCGACATCATCCCCTTTCCAAAAAACCGCAGAAATCCGCCAATCATGACCAACAAGGGAACCCCGAAAATGGAAGGACAGACTGGAAACGACCTCTCTCCGATGGAAGGACGCCTCCTTCCAAATGGCGGATGGACGTCTGACATGGTGCAGGATCGCCTGGTCGAGGCGATGGTGACGTGCTGGCGCGGTGGTGATCGCGAGCGTGCATGGTTGCATGTGCGGTCGGCATGGCCGGAGATCCAGCGGGATCGCAACGCAGGCGATTATGATGCCCGCGGTGGCGAGGCGTCCAGTTCGGAGGTGGCCTTGCGGTCCGCGTCTCTGACCCGCGTCGAGGTGGCGGAGATGGAGGAGGCGTTCGCCTGGGTCAGTCACCTGCCCGTGGTCGACCGCAAGGTGCTGGCGGTCGCGATCGGTCAGCTGGCCAGCGGCAAGCGGGAGGTCGATTGGGGGCGCGTCCTTCGCAAGCTAGATCAGTCGACCGGGCGCGATGGCCTGCGCATGCGCTATGCGCGCGCCATTGCGAGCATCTGCGATGCGTTGAATGGCGGAAATCCACGGGCCTTGCGTGTCAATAGGGACGATGTTGCAGAGGAGTGATTTTGTCAGTTCGCTTATCGGGCAAAATCGGTCTATTTCTTATCACGCTGGGACGGGCCTTTAGGCGGTCATAGCGAGCTTCCCCCTAACCTCGAAGGGCGTCGCGGCTTCGGTCACGGCGCCCTTCGCGTTTTTAGAGTAAAGCGCTTGGCCAAGCTGACCAGCCTGCGGCCTCGCCTGTCGATGCTCCGGTCCAAGCTGGCGAGTGCGCCGGTCACCCGGCAAGAGCGTGACCGGGTCCGCGACCAACGACCGTGGCGTCGTTGGTACAAGACATCGCGGTGGCAGAAGCTGCGCATGGCGATCCTGCTGCGCGATCGGTTCACCTGTCAGTGGCCTGGCTGCGGACGCGTTGAACCCGACACCTCGCAACTGGTTGCCGACCATCGCAAAGCCCATCGCGGCGATGAGGTGCTGTTCTGGGATCAGGACAACCTCTGGTGTCTTTGCAAACCGTGCCACGACAGCGCCAAGCAGCGGGAGGAAAACCGCGCAGGTCTTTGAGGCACCGGGGGGGGGGTACAAACTGACCAAGGGCACCCGGCTCCAGACCGCAGGTGTTCCCATCTGGAGATTTTTTTTGGCTGACCCGGATTTTTCGGACGTGGACCTGTTCGGTGACCCCGTCCAGCCGCGCCGGGAAGGCCGTGGGAGGCCGGAGCATGTCTGGTCGCGCGAAAACTCGAACAAGGTCCTCTTGGCCTTTGCGCGCGGCATGACGGTGAAGGAGGCGGCAACGGCGATCGGGGTCTCGGTCCCGACGCTGCGCAAGCATTATTCTTCCGAGGTCGCGCAGCGCGACGCGGCGGCCATCCGGTTCGAGATGGTGCAGCTGAGCCGGCTGAACACCAAGGCGGCGGGTGGATCGGTCGCTGCTGAGAAGGAATTGGGGCGTCGCATCGAGAAGGCGCGGCTCGACGACCTGTCGAAAAGCATGGCTGCCCCGGCGCCCCGTCCCGAGAGGAAGGGGAAGAAGGCGGAAGCGCAGGAAGCGGCGGAAGGCATCCGGGGCCCGTATGAGCCCCCTGCCCCACCACCTGGCCTGCTGAACTGACGGTCGCATGATCGTCCAGCAGCCGGTCTGGACCACCGCATGTCCGGACTGGGAACAGCGGATCGTCGAACGGCGGTCGCTGGTCCCGTTCGCGCCTCTGTTCCCTGGCGAGGCAGCCGCTGCCCTCGACGTGTTCAAGTCGCTGAAGATGGTTGACGTGGCGGGGCAACCGACCTTTGGGGAGGCCTGCGAACCGTTCGTCTTCGACCTCGTGGCCGCGATCTTCGGGGCCTATGATGCCCAGTCCGGGCAGCGGTTGATCGAGGAGTTCCTTCTCCTCATCAGCAAGAAGAACGGCAAGTCGACGATCGCGGCCGGGATCATGCTGACCGCGCTCATCCGCAACTGGCGGCACGACGCGGCGCTGAGCATCCTGGCGCCGACCCAAAAGATCGCGAACAACAGCTTCGGTCCCGCCGCCTCGATGGTTCGGGCCGACCCTAAGCTGATCAAGCTGCTGCACGTCGTCGACAACCAGCGCATGATCCGGCACCGGGTGACGCGGGCCGAACTGCGTGTGATCGCGGCGGACACGGACACGGTCGGCGGTAGCAAGGCCGGCTTCGTCCTGATCGACGAGCTGTGGATCTTCGGCAAGCGCGGCCGGTCGGAGGCGATGTTCGAAGAAGCGACCGGTGGTCTGGCTTCCCGTCCCGAGGGCTTCGTCATCTATCTGACGACGCATAGCGACGAGCGCCCGGCCGGTGTCTTCAAGGACCGGCTCGACTATTTCCGGGGCGTTCGCGACGGGACGATCGAGGATCCGCGCAGCTTCGGCATGCTCTATGAGTGGCCGAAGCACATGCGCGAGGACGAGGCGTATCTCGACCCGACAAACTTCTATGTGACGAACCCCAATTTGGGGCGGTCGCAGTCGGTGAACTTTATCCAGCGCAAGCTGCGCCTGGCGAAGGAAGGGCGCGGTGAGGACGGCGATACGTCCGAGCAGATCGTGCTGGCGAAGTATCTCAACGTCGAGATCGGCCAGCGGCTGGCGCGGGATCGGTGGCAGGGTGCGCAATACTGGCCACGCTGCGCGATCCCGGTCCTGACGCTTGATGACCTGATCGCCCGAAGCGAGGTCATCGTCGGCTCTGTCGACGGTGGCGGCCTGGACGACCTTCTGGGCTTGTGCCTGATCGGGCGCGAGAAGGGGAGCAAGCGCTGGCTGATCTGGGCCCATGCCTGGGCTTGGTCAGTCGTTTGGGAACGCCGCAAGGACATCGCCTCGATCCTCGACGAGCTGGTCAAGGAAGGCACGCTGACCAAGTGTCAGTTGCCCGAAGATGTTGACCTGGACGACGAGACGATCGGTGATGCCGATGCTGCCGACGACGACCTGACCGAGGACGTTCGCGGCGTTGTCGAGGTGTTCGTGAAGGTCCGCGATGCGGGCCTTCTGCCGGACGCGGAAGGCATCGGCCTCGATCCGGCGGGCGTCGCGGCGATCGTGGACGAGCTGTCGGACGCGGGCTTTCCGCCGGAGATGCTGAAGGCCATTCCGCAAGGCTGGCGGCTGAATAGTGCGATCAAGGGGCTGGCGCGTAAATGCGCGGCCCGGACGGTTCGCCACGCGGGAACGCAGCTGATGACCTGGTGCATCGGCAACGTGAAGCAGGAGCCGCGCGGCGCCAACGGCGTCGCGATCACCAAGCAATCGCCCAGTGCGAAGATCGACCCGGCTGCGGCGATGTTTTCCGCCGCGATGCTGATGACGCTCAACCCCGAGGCCGCTGGCGGCTTCGTCTACAACGAACGCGGGATGGTGATTTTGTGATGGGACCAGACGATTACGTCCGAACCCGTCGCGGGTTCAACACCTCCGAGGGACACTATGCGGTCGCGCCCGTGCCCGGCCGCCCTGCCCCGTCGAACGTCACCGATGGCCGGTTCTTCGGTGATGAGGTCTGGAACATCATCTCCGGGCAGGCAACCGAGGCGAACACAGCCGAGACGGCCGCGCGCGTGGCGGCCGTCTTCTTCTGCACGTCGATCATTGCCGAGGCGGTCGGCAGCATGGGACTCGATTTCAGGGACGACCGGGGACCGCGCAACGACTTCCCGCTGGCCAACACGCTGGCCTATGAGCCCAACCCGCTCCAGACCGGCGCGGAGTTCTGGGCGGCCATGGCGTTCTGTGCAGTGCTGCGCGGAGAGGCGTTTGCAGAGCCCACGGTTGGATATGACGGCGTCGAGGTCTGGCTGCTCGACCCGCTGCGCACGACGTCGCAATGGGGGGAGCGCAGCATGTCGGTTCTCTACCAGACGGGCACGACCACCCGCCGGCTGCTGCCCCAACAACTGTTCTGGTTCACGACGCTGTCCGATGGGCGGCTGCAACCGATGGTGCCGTGGAAGCAGGCGAAGGGTGCCATTGATTTCCAACTGGCATTGGAAGTCGGCGCGCGGGCTTATTTCCGCAACGATCGCCGTCCGGCTGGCGTCGTCACGACCGAGCAGAAGCTGAACGACGAATCCCACGGCCGGCTCAAGGACGGTGTCTCGACCTGGAAAAAGGGCGGCATCCCGGTCTTTGAGCAGGGCGTCAAATATCAATCTGTCAGCAGCTCGAACGACGAGGATCAGTTGGTCGACCTGTTCAAGCAGCGAACGCTCGAACTGGCGCGCTATTGGCGGATCCCGCGTTCCATGGTGTCGGACGATGGCGGCAATGCCGGCAATAACGAGCAGGACACCCGGAGCTTCGTGAACTGGGCGGTGCGGCCGCTGACGCGGCGTATCGAACAGGCGATCACGGTTCGCATGCTGCCGCCCGACATTCGGGCGGCCGGTGTCCGCGCGAAGTTCAATCTGGACAGCATGTTGCGGGGCGATGCCGCGACCCAGTGGAAGAACGCGGTCCTGGCGCGGACCGGATCGATCATGAGCATTGACGAGATCCGCACCGGCTGGTTCGGGCTCGCGCCCCTCAACGAAGACTGGTCGCGCGATCCGCGTGCCGCCCTCAACAGCAATCGTGCGGCCGATACCGCCACGGGCGGGGAAACCGCTCCGCAGGACAAGGTGAACTGAGATGGACATGACCGTCGCATCCGCCCTGTGGGCGATGCACCCCGACTTCCTGGCGGCGCAGCTGCGCTCCGGCACGATCGACGCGATGCTGCCCGACAGCGTGCGCGGTTTCGCCTCGCTGATGGGTGGCCAGCCGCAGCAGGCCAAGCAAGCCGATCCCATCCGCGACGGGGCCACGATCATCATTCCGATCACCGGCACACTGGCGCCCCGTGGACTGTCAGGCTCGACCTATTACGACGTCATCGCCGATCGGGTGCGTGAGGCCGGCGTCGATGCGAAGATCGGCGCTGTCGTTCTCGCGATCCGGTCACCCGGGGGCTATGTCTGGGGCTGTGCCGAGGCTGGTGACGCGATCTACGAAGTCCGCCAGTCCAAGCCGGTCATCGCGGTCGCCGATCCGTATTGCTTCTCGGCAGCCTATTGGCTGGGCTCTCAGGGCAGCGGCTTCTACTGCACGACCAGTGGCGAAGTCGGTTCGGTCGGCGTGCGCTCGGGCCATACGGACGTGTCCGGGTTCGAGGACAAGATCGGCATGAAGACGACGCTGATCGCGTCGCATGAGGACAAGATCGCCGGTCACCCCTACGCCCCGCTCGACGACGCGGCGCGCGCGGACATTCAGGCTTCCGTCGATGAGAGCAACGCCGCCTTCGCAGCGGCCATCGCGCGTGGGCGCGGGATCAAGGCGAGCGAAGTCGCGGGTATCCACGGCACCGGCAAGACCTTTTCCGCCAAGCAGGCCTTGGCGAACGGCGCAGACCGGCGAACGGCTGACGGCCCCGCATCGCATCGCCGATGGCGATCGCTTCCATGTCGGCGCGTTCGTGATCGCGGCGCGCCTGACGGGCCGGGCTGA